GGAACTTTGCCGGATTCTGGCCTTCAATTTGAGATTCCAAAAATCACACAAATTGCAGAAGTTGATCCAGTTGCAGAAAATGGCGCGGTAACAAATACCGATGTAAATTCAAGTTTCATTTCAGTCCCAATCACGCGCTTCGCAGGACGCAATGTGCTCACGACTGAAATCATTGAGCGCAGCTCACCGGATTTCTTCAACGAGCTTGTTCGTATCATGGGATCAGCCATGGCTTTCTCTCAGAACAAGTATGTTGCAAATCAAATCAAGGCAGATGCAGCATCAGATGGAACACCAACAGCTAACACAGCAGCCGGTTTAATTGCGTATGTCAGTCGTGCAAATGCGGCCGTCTATGCAGGAACTCAACGCTTTGCACGTAACATCTTGGTATCACCCGGACAATGGTCAAACATCATGGGTTACAACGACAATGGAACACCATTGTTCAATGCTTACCAGCCACAAAATCAGGCCGGTCTTGTTACAGGTCAATCACAGCGCGGCGTAGTGCTGGGGCTTAATTTCTTCGTCGATAATTCAGGTGAATTTACTGGTACAGGCGATGATTCAATGGTCGTTCTTGAGCCAGATGCATTTACTTGGTATGAGAGCGGCAATTATCGTCTTGATGTCAATAAGCCATCTGACGGAACTGTTGAAATCAGCCTCAATTCTTATGGTGCATGCGCCACAAAAATTGCAGCTGGTGGAAACTTATTTAATTTCACCTAATAACTAATCATCGGCCACAGCCGCTCCCGGATGTGGTCGAGCAGTAGAAGGGAACGGAAATGCCTCAAATTGTAACCGCAAGCGAATTGCGATCCATTCTGGGCGTTTCCGTATCTCTTTATTCAAACGCATATCTTGAGCAGATGATTGAAAGCGCAGAGCTGACAATTCTGCCATTGCTTACTGGATACCAATCAGCAGTCACAGAAGTCTTTGTAGAAAACTCCATTGCCTATTACGGAACTCAGCGCGTTAATTATTTCGTGCCGGGTCAAGATGTCGTCATTACCGGATGCGGCATTTATGACGCAACAGTGACAGTCACCAACGATCGCATTGCGCCAATGGTCTTTACGTCTGCAACGGGCGAAGCAGACAGCACATACACCATCCCAATCATTCCGAGCGGGCTCGCGTGTATTGATGGGGCAACCGCCGGCGATTTATACTCTGGCGTTGCTCCCATTAAGTCAGCCATTCTTGTTGTTGCTGTTGAAGTATTCCAAAGCGTTACAGCTCCGGGTAATCAGATTATGAGCGACCAATTTCAGCCGTCACCATTTGTTCTTGGCCGCAGCTTGACAAATCGAATCGTCGGCTTGCTTGGGCCATTCTTAGAAGTCGAAACGCTTTGCTTATGACAATTGAAGCCGACATCCGCACACCATTGCAGACTGCACTTTCAAGCATTGCAGCCAATGTCTATAACGGCATTCCAGAGGCAATGACTAGCCCATCAATCTGCATCGTTCCAGACGCACCATATTTGGAAAGCACGCTAATCAATGGATCAACTACCAAAGTCAAAATCAATATGCTCATTACCGGCGTCGTTGGTTATTCAAGCAACGCAGCAGCTTTGACCAATCTTGAGGATTTAATGATTTCAATCATCTCAACTATGCCGGCCGGATACGTCGTCGGAGATGTCAGCTCACCCACACCTTTGGAAGTCGGCGCAAGTAAATTCTTGACGTCTGACTTGCAAGTCTCAACGTATTACACCGACTAAGGAGAAAACTCATGGCAACAACAATCATCACTGGCAGAGACATCACTTTCACGATTGACAGTGATAATTTCGATGCCCAAGCTACTTCCGCGACTTTAACAGTCGATTCGACAATCAATACATATCAGACACTTGATGGAAAAGCGTATTACACGACAGACACTCAAGGAACATTTGCAGTGGAAATGCTTGCTGACTGGGGCGCAGCAAATTCACTTTGCGAAGCTCTCTGGACAGCTGCAACATCAGCTCCAAATACTGGACTTCCAGTTGTATTAATTGCAGACACAGGGGCATCATTTGCATTCACAGTGCAACCAATCTTGCCATCAGCAGGCGGCACTGCACCAGATGCTCAGACAGTATCTCTTGCATTCACTTGCGTGACTACACCAGTCTTAACAATCAGCTAATAAAGGAGCCGGGAGCATGAAACTAAATATCGAAGTTACATACCAAACTGGAGAAGTCGCTACCTATACGGCGGCTCCCCCAGAATGGCAAAAGTGGGAGCAAAAGACTGGATTCACAATTCAGCAAGCAGAAGAAAAGATTGGCATTTCTGATCTCTTATTTTTAGCCTATAACTCAATGAAGCGAGAGTCTGCCGGCAAGCCGGTCAAGTCTTACGACATTTGGTGTGAAGGTGTTGCAGATATAGGAGCCGGGAACGCAGACCCAAAAGTTACGCCGTCGGAAGTCTCAGCCGAATAGTTGTAGAGCTTGCAATAGCCACAAAGATTCCCATGAGCGAATGGACGACGGCGGAGCAGATTCTTACGGCCTTTGAGATATTGGAGCAGCAACATGGCGGATGACTTTCAAGTTGCTTATGACAAATCCGACTTGCGTCGCGTTACTGCCGCATTTAAAGCAATGGATGAAAAAGCAGTCGCCCAAGCCAAAGTTGTCAGCGGCGGCTTAGCAACTTACGTTCAAGGCAAAATCACTCAAGCTGCTGCATCTCGTCCTAATGATGCAGCAAACAGAATTGCATCTGGGTCACGCGTCTCCAAATCTTCAAAGATTGGAGAATTGTCATTTGGCTTTGTCAGTCAGAAATTCTCTGGCGGTGGCACAACTCAACAGCTTTGGGGCGGCTACGAATTTGGATCTAACAAGTTTAAGCAATTCCCAATTTGGTCTGGTAGTCAAGGCCGCGGTTCAAAAGGATGGTTCATCTATCCAACTCTGCGAGCCGAACAGCCGAATATCATTGCCAAGTGGGAAAATGCTTTCACTGAGATATTGAAGGAGTGGTAATGGCCGGACAAAGTAGAACGCTCAAGCTCTCGATTCTGGCTGACGTAGATCAACTCAAGAAGTCGCTCAATACAGCTAACAATGACGTTGAAAACTCAAGCTCTAAGATTTCAGACTTTGGCAAAAAAGCCGGATTAGCATTTGCAGCTGCTGGAATTGCTGCCGCCGCCTATGCTGGCAAATTGCTTATTGATGGCGTCAAATCAGCCATTGCCGATGAAGCTGCTCAAGCCAAATTGGCAACGACTCTCAAAAATGTAACTGGTGCAACTGACGACCAGATTGCGGCAACTGAGAAATATATTCTTAAAACATCTTTGGCCAATGGCATCACCGACGATCAATTGAGGCCGTCACTTGAAAGATTGCTTCGTGCCACAAATGATGTTGCCGAATCACAAAGATTGCAGACTTTAGCTCTAGACATTGCAGCCGGTTCAGGCAAATCGCTGGAAGCTGTATCTAACGCGCTTGGCAAAGCCTATGAAGGCAATTCTGGCGCATTAGCTAAATTAGGCGTTGGGTTATCTGCCGCGCAGCTTAAAACAATGAGCATGGATGATGTCACTAAAGCTTTGGCTGATACTTTTGGCGGTCAAGCTGCTGAAAAGGCAGACACATTTGCCGGCAAGATGGATCGTCTTAAAGTGGCATTTGATGAAGGCAAAGAAACAGTTGGTTCATTTGTTCTTGATGCAATTACTCCAATGGTCAATTCATTTGTTAGAGATGTAGTGCCAGCCATTCAAAAATTTGCAGATGAAATCGGCCCAAAGTTGCAGCCAGTAATCAAATTCCTTGGAACTTATATTCAGCAAGTGTTATTGCCAGCTTTTGAGAGCATTTGGGGATTTATCAATGATTTCTTGATTCCCATATTCTCATCAATTCTCACGCCAGCCATTAACGGATTGCGCGGTGCATTTGAGAAGGTTCAAAAGGCCATCGGCGATAACACCGAAGAATTGAAGCCGTTGCTAGATTTCATGAAGTCAGTTGGAGAATTTGCCAGAGATACTTTGGCCCCAATTATCGGTGGCACACTTAAAGCCGCGTTTAGCGTCTTAGGCACAATTATTTCAATCACAATTTCGGGGTTTTCTAAGATTGTCACTGTTGTCACCAGCGTGGTCAATGCCGTCAAGGCATTTATTAAACTGATGACAGATAATCCAGTCACACGATTCTTTGGCTTGAGCGGAGATAATTCCAAAGGTTTAAAAGCCAGTGGAACAATAATTGACCCAACTTTATTTCCAACTGTCTCAGAAGATCAAACCGGGCCACCTGTAATTGTTACATCCAAATTTGGTGGCACTCGCGACATCAGCGGATTATCAGCAGCACAGCAAGCAGCGGTCTTGCGCAGCATTGAATTGCAAGCTCAAACCGAAAAATTAAGACAAGCAAGGGCCGGGAATGTCACGCCACAAACAGCAAATATCACACTCAATGTTAATGGTGCCATTGATCCGGAAAGCACAGCGCGAACCATTGTAGATACACTTAACAATGCATTTTATCGTGGCACGGGTGGTGCCAATGCTTTGGTGGGAATTTAATGACAGTCTTTAATCCAGTCTGGCGAGTAACCATTAATGGAGTCGAATATCAGACTGCCATCTTGTCTAATCTGACCATTACATCTGGGCGAACTAATATCTATGAGCAGGCTCAAGCGGGTTACACCAACATTGAACTTATTAATTTAGATCAATCAAATGTGATTATCGGAATCAATGATTCATTGACCATTGAGTTGCAAGATTCGACAGCTACATTCATTCCAATCTTTGGCGGTTCCGTCGTCGATGTGGCCATCTCAGTTGCCGAATTGGGGAGTGTGGCTTACGCCCAGCGGGTCAAGATAATTGCCTTGGGTGCATTGGCTCGATTGCCAAAGTCATTGACTGATGGCACTTTGGTTCAGGACTTTGACGGAAATCAAATTCTGCACATTCTGCAAGATTTACTGCTTAACAATTGGGCAGAGGTTCCAGCAGCTTTGCAGTGGAACACCTATGACCCAACCGAGACTTGGGCAAATGCCCAGAATGTAGGACTTGGAGAGATTGACACTCCAGGAAATTATGAGCTTGCACAAAGGTCGTCAAGCCGGACAGATATTTATTCACTTGTTTCAGCTCTGGCAACTAGCGGCTTGGGCTATATCTATGAGAACGCTCAAGGCCAGATTTCTTATGCCGATTCGACGCATCGATCCACGTACTTGGCAACGATCGGATATGTCAATCTTTCGGCCAACGATGCCCAAGGTTCAGGACTGACAATTCAACAACGTGCCGGAGATGTGCGCAATACAATAACTCTCAAATATGGCACAAATTCAACGTCAGAAGTCGATGCAACGGATGCAACCTCAGTGGGCTTATATGGTCAGCTTGCCCAGATATTTACAACAACAGTCAAACATCAAGCCGATGCTCAAGATCAGGCAGATTTCTATCTGACACTCCGGGCATATCCTCAATACAACTTTAATCAAATTACTTATCAGCTGACAAATCCAGAGATTGACGATGGCGACCGAGATTCATTAATTAACGTGTTCATGGGCATGCCGGTGGCAATTGCCGATTTGCCGCTCAATATGTCGGCCGGAACCTATTTGGGCTTTGTTGAGGGCTGGACGTTCCAAGCGGCTTACAATGAAATTAGCGTCTCACTCAATCTGTCGCCGCTGTCATATTCATTGCAAGCAATGCAATGGCAAGATGTAAGTGTCGCTGAGGCTTGGAATACAATTTCTGGGATACTTGACTGGGAAAACGCCCTAATCGTGGCATAAGGAGAAAATATGAGCAATCCGACAACACCATTCAGCTGGCAAATGCCGACGGCCACTGATCTGGTTACTGACTTGCCGGCAGATTTTGCAGTTTTTGGTCAAGCTGTTGCCACATCAATGGCCGACTTGCTTGGTGGCACAACAGGCCAGATACTTGCGAAAAATTCAGCGACCGACATGGATTTTGTGTGGATTGCTAATGATCAAGGTGACATCACTGGCGTTACAGCCACAACCCCTTTAACAGGCGGTGGCACATCAGGTGCGATTACAGTGGGAATCCAAGATGCATTGACTACTCAAAAAGGAGCAGTGCAGCTTTCAGATTCAACATCAACGACATCATCAATTCTTGCAGCTACACCAACAGCAGTAAAATCAGCTTATGATCTTGCAGCTGGTGCTACAACAAAAGCGACTCTTACGACTAAGGGCGATATTTATGCTGCAACGGCTGCTTCAACACCAGCGCGTCTGGGTGTCGGCACAAATGGACACGTTTTGACTGCTGACTCAACACAAAGTACCGGAATTAAATGGGCTGCTGCTGGCGGCGGTGGAAAAGTTTTGCAAGTAGTCTCAGCAACCACAACCACATCAACAGTTATTTCATCCACAACATTAACGGATACAACAATAACAGCAACAATCACCCCAACATTAGCAACTTCGAGAATTCTTGTAATTTGCTCTGTGAATTCTCGCGTATTGCGCAACGATGTTAAAGCAGCAGGCGGACTGATTTTGCTTCGTGGTGCAACAACCATTGCAGATTACAACAATGGTGGATACAACTGGATATTCCCAGATTGTCGAGCCAGTGGTACTCAAATTTCACTCGGAATGTCGGGTGCAATCAACTACCTTGATTCGCCAGCAACTACATCTGCAACCACATACAAAATCCAAGGCCGTGTCGAAGATACAGCTGGCAGCTCTACAATTACATTCCAATATACAAGCACACCAAGCACAATTACTCTTTTAGAAATAGGTGTATGATGAGCGATTTAACAAAAGCAATAAGATTATTAAAGCCAAATTCTGAGTTTTCATATCAAAACAATGATTATTCCACAATAAAATGGGATGTCTTAGAAGGCGATGCACCTACTCAGACAGAAATTGATGCTGCTCTACAACAAGTTGAAGCAGACGAAATAGCAGCAGAAGCCAAAGCAGCAACCGACAAAACAGCGTTATTTGCTAAATTAGGCATTACTCCCGATGAAGCAAAGTTACTGCTTTCATAATGGAACACTTGACTAAGAATCTTGCTGATGATTCAAAGCCATAACGGATGGCCAGCATCTAAAGATGCAGCTGAAATCCATATCATCAGCGTTCCAATCGAGGGAACAAAGGTCAAGGTGCGATGTGCAAAAGCCGTCGCGCCATTGATTGCTGGATTCTGCAAAGAATTCCATGAGCTAATTGAACCCATTGATGAAGGTCAGCTTGATGATTGGGGTTATGCGTTCCGCATGGTACGCGGCTCAACTGACAACTTAAGCAATCACAGCTCCGGCACTGCGATTGATCTAAACGCTACGCAACATCCGCTGGGCAAATCTGGCACGTTCCCAGCTGAGAAAGTTCCAATGATTAGAGCTTTGGCTAAGAAGTACGGCCTCAAATGGGGTGGAGATTATCGAAACCGAAAAGATGAGATGCACTTCGAAATCGAATTGAGTGAAGCGAAAGTCGCGGCACTCATCGGGAGCTTGAACAAAGGAGACAACTAATGGATCAAGCAAAAGCAATGCTGGCATCATGGGCAAGAAGCTCTGTCGCTGGTGCGCTGGCCGTTTATATGACTGGAAACTCTCAGCCAAAGGATTTAGCAATGGGCATGGTTGCGGGGCTTGTTCCCGTTCTTGCAAGATGGGCTAATCCAAACGACGTGGCATTCGGTAACAAGAAGTGAGTGT